GTGGGGCGATGACCCGAGCGACTGGCCGAAGATCATTCACCAGTTTGAGTTTGACTGGTGTACCCCGGACGTTGTTTACGTGGCCGAATACTATGAGGTTGAAGAAGTGTCCGAGACCCTGCGGATCTTCCAATCTATTGATGGCACCGAAGAAAAATACCGTGAAGCCGATTTTGAGAACGATCCAGAGCTAGAAAACACCCTGGCCGCAATCGGTACTCGTGAGGTTAGGCAGCGCAAGATCAAGCGCAAGAAGGTACATAAGTACATCATGAGCGGCGGCAAAGTGTTAGAAGACGCTGGCTACATTGCTGGCAATTGCATCCCGATTGTGCCGGTGTATGGCAAGCGGTGGTTCGTTGACAATATCGAGCGGTGCATGGGTCACGTTAGGCTGGCCAAGGATGCCCAGCGGCTCAAAAACATGCAGCTCTCAAAGCTGGGCGAGATCAGTGCGCTGTCTAGCGTTGAAAAGCCGATCATGACCCCTGAGCAAGTCGCCGGACATCAAATGATGTGGGCCGAAGATAACCTGAAGGATTATCCTTACCTGCTGGTGAATCCGATCACGGGTCCAGATGGCTCCCAACAGATCGGCGGGCCTGTGGCTTACACCAAGCCTCCCCAGGTTCCTCCTGCCATGGCCGCACTGCTACAGATTACCGAACAGGATATGCAAGAGATCCTCGGCAATCAGGCTGGTGCCGATAAAGTCGTCTCAAACATCAGTGGCGAAGCTGTGGAGATGATTCAGCAGCGTCTTGACATGCAGGCTTATATCTACATGTCAAACTTTGCTAAGGGGCAGCGGCGTAGCGGTGAAATATGGCTCTCGATGGCCAAAGAAATCTACGTCGAGGAAGGCCGCAAGATGAAAACGGTCTCTCCTGAAGGCAAGACGTCACAGATCGAGATGATGCGGCCGATTATCGGTGAGACTGGAGGGGTCGAGCTTGAAAACGATTTGACCTCGGCCAATTTCGACGTGGATGTTGATGTTGGACCGAGCAGCCAGAGCAAACGGGCCGCTATGGTCAAGGCATTGACCGGGATGCTGGCGATTACGGACGATCCACAGACCAAACAGATCCTGCAATCCATGGCGCTGATGAACATGGAAGGCGAAGGGATCAGCGACATTCGCGAGTATTTCCGCAAACAGATGGTTCGCGCTGGCGTTATCAAGCCAACTGACGAAGAGGCGCAAGAGATGCAAGCCGAGGCCCAAGGTCGTCAAGATCCGAATGCAATCTTCCTGCAAGCCGCAGCAGAGGAAGCTACTGCCAAGGCCGCCAAGGCTAGGGCGGATACCGTCAAGACGATTGCAGACGCTGAATTGTCGCGGGCCAAAACGGCTGAAACGATGGCCAAGGCCGGGATTGCAGAGCAGGATATTGCAATCAACGCGGCTCAGGTATCGCAGCAAAACGTTATTCCTGAACCACAAGGAATGCCTATTGTCAATCCGTTACAATAGGCTCAGAATTATGTAAAGGCATCCACCCGGCCTATTTCGGGTGAGTTTGGGATCAAAAATGAAACAGGCAGACGATACGGAAGACATCCAATCCGAAGAACTTGAGATTGTTGAAGATGTTGCGGAGGAAACCTCAGAAGTTGTTGAGGAGCCTGAGCAAGACAATCAAGAGGCGGAGGACGAGGTTGTTGTTTCGATTGATGGGGAATCGCCACCCCAGGAAGTGGAGCAAACAAAAGCACCTGAATGGGTGCGAGAGCTAAGGAAGTCGCATAGAGATTTGCAACGCCAAAACCGTGAGCTGCAATCAAGGCTTGAAAGTTTCCAAAAACCTGAGCAAAAAATCGGTGAACCAGGGCCGAAGCCGAAACTAGAACACTTTGATTACGACGCGGATTTGTACGAGCAAAAGCTTGAGGAATGGCACGAGCAGAAACGTAAATTCGAACTTGAGTCTGAGAAGGTTCGGCAGCAACAGGCCGATCAAGATAAGGTGTGGAAGGATAGGTTAGAAGCCTATTCAAGAAACAAGGCAGAGCTCAAAGTAAAGGATTATGAAGATGCGGAAGCCACGGCTCAAGAACTCTTTAATGTGACACAGCAAGGCATCATTGTTCGCGGTGCGAATAATCCTGCTCTGTTGGTGTACGCTCTTGGCAAAAACCCAAAGAAGGCCGCAGAACTTGCAAAACTCAGTGATCCTGTGGAATTTGCTTTCGCGGTTGCGCGACTGGAGAAAGATTTGAAAGTAAGCAATCGCAAGTCAGCTCCGGCACCGGAGAAAATCGTTCAGAATTCTGGGCGTGTAGTATCTTCGGCGTCGGTTGATTCAACACTCAATAGGCTTCGCGCAGAAGCTGAGCGAACTGGTGACTATACAAAGGTCATGGAATATCGTCGGCAGAAGCGCAACTAAACTTAAGGAAATATCATGGCTAATTCATTTTCGAAAGAAGAACGGGTCGCGTTCGAGGACATCCTTGAAGGCTTTCAAGATGCTCTGGTTTTGAGCAAAAACGTATCTGTGTACCGCACCGATCAAACGATGATGGAGCGTACAAACAACGTTATCTGGCGTCCCCAGCCTTACATTGCCACCTCGTACAGTGGCACCGATATGTCGTCCAACTTTGACGACTTCACCCAATTGTCTGTGCCTGCCACCATCGGTTTTAGCAAGTCTGTCCCCTGGGTCATGACCGCAACCGAATTGCGTGACAGCATGCAAGAGGGTCGCCTCGGTGACGCTGCCAAGCAAAAGCTGGCCTCTGACATCAACGTTGCAATCATGAACGTGGCCGCCAATCAAGGCACCCTGTTCGTGAAGCGCACTTCTGCTGCCTCCGGCTTTGATGATGTCGCACAGTGCGAAGCTATCATGAACGAGCAAGGTGTTCCCTCTTACGACCGTTTCCTTGCCCTGTCCACCCGCGACTACAACGGCATGGCTAACGACCTTTCGAAGGCTTCCCGCTCTTTCGGTAACGAGATCAGTGATCGCGCACTGCGCAAGGCATTCGTCGGCGAGATGGCAAGCTTCGGCACCTATAAGTTTGACTATGCTAACCGCAAGGCTGCGGCCGCTGGCGGTGCAGGTCTGACCGTTGACACCCGCGCCTCTGCCGGCAATTACTACGTTCCAAAGGCCACCTCGGTCGCTGCTACCGGTGAAACCTCGAACGTTGATAACCGTTTCCAGACGATCACCATTTCCAGCACGACCAACGTGGCCGCTGGCGATGCGTTCACGATTGCTGGCATCAATGCTGTGCATCACATCACTAAGGGCGATACCGGCCAGTTGAAGACCTTCCGCGTCATCTCTGTGCCAAGCTCTACCACCCTGGTCATCAGCCCACCCCTGATTACCGCTCAAGGTGGCACCGATGCTGAAGTTCAGTATCAAAACTGTGTTGCAACCTCTACGGCTTCCAATGCTTCTATCGTGTTCTTGAACACGGTCAGCAACTTTGTGAACCCGTTCTGGCAGCGTGATAGCCTGGAAATCTTGCCTGGCCGCTATGCTGTTCCTTCTGATGCTGGCGCTGCTGTGATGCGTGCATCTACTGACCAAGGTATCGAACTGGTCATGCAGAAGCAATACGACATCAACACCATGAAGACCAAGTATCGTCTGGATACCCTCTTCGGCGTTGTGAACAAGCAGCCCGAGATGTCCGGCGTGATCATGTTCTCGCAGACCTAAGATATAACAGGCCGGGTCATCCCGGCCTTTTCAAAATTCAGAAAGGAAAATCATGTCTAACTTTGTTGCAGTGAATGGCGAAGCCACCGTCACTATTCCATCTGGCGAATCTATTGCTGTGTTCACTCAGGGCGAGGCTCAGGTTTCCCGTACCATCGGGTTCCCTAACTACCCAGACCAAACGACTTTGATTGGAACGGTGCGCAATGGCCAAACCGTTTTTGGTCCATATGCCTCTGGCGCAACCATCGTTGTTGAGTCGACTGGCAGTCAACAAGTTTATTTCGAAGTTGGAACGGCACCCCAGGTGCAGCAAGGCCGTCTTAACAATCAAGTCCAAGGCGATCCTACCAACATCACTGACGGCGGTTCCATGGCCTTCACTCCTGCCGCTCTTTTGAGCGGCATCGTGA